TCAACAATCAGAACATACACAGCCAATGAGTCGGGGTATGGATAATTTTACGCAAAGTCAATTATTACAAAATCAAAAATTTATGCATGACATGGCTTTGATACAGGCTAGACAAGAATCTAGAATACCTGGTGCTCAATATGGTGGTTCTTTAGCGGATGCTGCTCAAGCAGAAAAAATCATGTCTGAGGCTGGAGAGGTTACGAACCAAGAAGTACAAGGTCTTGCCAGAATGATTTATGGTACAGGTCTACGTGCATAGAATTTATAATAATAAAAAAGCTTTAAAATAATGAGTAGATACAGTAGTGGAGTTTCCGGTTTAGAAAGAGCAAAAGGTAACAATCCTTTTGTAGGATTTAAAGATAATTACGTAAATAAATTACAAAATATGTTTAAAGGGCGACCTGCAGGTTTTGATACGGATACTTCAAATGAGATAGAGTCTGATCAAGTGTATGTAAAAGAAAACAAAGCTTTAAATGAAAGATTTAATAAACAAAATAAAGGAAAGAGTTTTTTAGATAAAGCTATTGCAGGAGGACTTGATTATTTCGATAAGACAAAAGATAAAGAAAAAACAGATGCTGATAAATTAATTGATTTTTATAAAAATCAAGTTGGGCAAGCCCAGTTTGGTGGTGCAGGTAGTGGTGCATTTTCAGAGGTTGCACAAGGTTTTAGGTATGGTCAATTACCTGCACAAAGTCAACAAATGTTTATTCCAGGTGAAAAACCTGATGAGTCTATATTTAGTATAGGTGGAGCAATAAAAGGTGGAATAGGTGGATTTAAGGCAGGAGGAATACCAGGTATGATTGGTGGAGCTGTTGTTGGTGGGTTGGCATAATTTAGAATATCACTAACAAGAATTTATAAAGAAGGAAAAAAATGGGAATTCCTCTAGCAGGTATATTTTTACCAGCATTAAAAGCTGTAGGTTCGGCAAAATTACCTTTATTACTTAGGACAGCTGGTGCAGTAGGAGGTGGACTACCTTCTTTACTTAGAGGGGATTTAGCCGGAGCAGCATTAGGTAGTGGCCTTGGAGCTTTAGGAACAGTAGGAATGGGAGGTTTAGCAGGAAAAGGAACGACAGCAGCCAGTAAAGCAATATTTAATCAGGCAGCTAAAGCAGGTTTAGGTTCTACAACAACAGCAGCATTACAAGGTGCAGCAAGAGCTGGTATTCCTTTAGCAGGTGGTCTTGCACTTGGAAGTCTTTCAGGAGGAATTGGAGGAGGAGCAGCTAGTGGTGTTGCTAAAGGAGCTGCAGGATTAGCAGGATATGGAACAGTAGGAGGAGAAGGTATGGGAGGATCACCATTACCACCCGGCATGAATCAGTATGGAGGAGTACTTCCTTTAGGAGATCCATTAAGTGTTTTAAGTCCACTAGGTCTAGATGCAGGTAGAAGACTAAGAACTGTGAAAGATGCTGAGGCTTTAAGAGATGCAACAAATATTGTTCTCCCAACAGTTAGGAAGTTTTCAGAGCAAGCTAAGAGAGATGAGTTTGCAAGAAGTATGGCTGGTGCAGGTATTAGACAAAACATTGCAACTAATGCAGCTCTTACAGAAAATATGCAGAGGGCTGGATTAAACTTAGGTATGACAGCTGCTCAGCAAGCAGGTGATGCTTTAACTCAAAGGTACAACTACTAAGATGGAAGATTTTTTTGATATTATCGGACTAGACCTTGGATCTGGGAAGAGAAATGTTGATTTAAAAAAAGAAAATAAAAAATTAAGTGAAGAGTTTCCAGACCCTAGTAAAATAACTGCTCAGGATATTGAGGATAAATATGGCTTTGATAATTTACCATCAAATTTACAAGAAATTTTAGGTGCTTCAGGAGAAAAGATAAAATTTGATTTACCAAAAGGTATGAAGCGGTTACCTAGCGGTCGTATAGTACCTAAAGAGGCTGTAACTAATCCTTTACTTAGAGCAGCAGGAGGATTTATAGATGAATATATTATGGGAGGTAGTACTGATCTTGATAAAATGGGATCAGGTTTAGAAGAATACAATTTAAAACCAGAGTTTATAAAATCAGATGATTTATCAAAAAGAATTTTAACTCCTATTCAACAAAAGCAAGTTCAAAAGGTACTACAAGAAGATTTTGGTAAAGAGAAGACCGCTACAGAAGGTATAATAGAAAATGTTCAAGCTTTAAAAGAAGTATATCCTGAGCTATCAGACATGGCTCGTAAAGAAAGAAGAAAAGCTGCAATAGATTCACAATTAAATTACATAGCCACTGAACCCATAAGACAAGCATTTTTAAATAGAGCTGCAGAGCAGGCAGCACAAAGAGGATTAAGAATTAGAGGAGCATTAGAAGCAATGCCTTCTAATATCCAAAACATAATGACTGCTAAACAGCAGCAACAATCTCTTGCTTCTTTATCGGAAGCTGAGAGACAAAGAGCCACCGCTGCACAACAAGATGCTGCGACTAGATTTGCCGGACTCGGCATGCAACGTCGATTTGGTTAATCTAAACTAAAAGAGTTACTTGAGGTAAACCGTTATGATGGGAGGAGGATCCCCACCACCACCACAGATAATATATCCACCAGCTGTGTCTGCAGCTCCAACAACGCAGGTTCCTACTCAGGCTCTTGCTGCTCAAGGAGCACTTAATGAAGTAAGTGGAAAACAGCAAAGGTTGAATATGGAGCTTGGTGCCCAGTTAGATAGAACTAACGCAGAGTTCTTTGCTGGTCAAGATATTAGGCGTGGACAAGCTGCTTCTGCAGAACAACGTCTAACTATTGATAAAGCTGGAGAAGATACTCGTGCAACTCAAAGAGTTGTCGGCCAAGAGCGTCGTGCTGAGATAGGTGAAACTGGTCTTCAATATAGAAGAGGATTAGAGACTGCAGGAGAACAAGATAGAGCGTTGACAAGAGAAACAGGTAAAGAGACAAGACAGACAGATTTGCAAAGAGAGATGTTTAGACGCTATAAAGAGAATAGAGATTACGAACAGGCTCAGAGCCAATATAGAACATGAAGAAATGGATTCAGACTTTATCTAACAAAGATCGTGAATCCTTTCTTGAATTTTGTAAAAAAGCCTCAAGTCCAATACAGATATATTTATTTGCCCGATTTTTAGGTTTCCAAGGGACGGTAGTGGAATGTAATGAATGGTCAATAAAAGAATTTAAAAAACGTAATTTTAATGAAGTTTTAGAATCTGAAATAGATAATATGAGAGTTGATATAAATAAACTTCGCGATGCTATTGATATGGGAATTGTAAAACAGGATATGGGTGCAGCAAGAATTGCAATGCTCCAGAAAGAATTACGTGGAGCTATAAAACAAATAGAAGATAAGAAAATTTTACAGGATAAACAAGGTTTAATTCTCGCAGGTGCCGATAGAGCATTAAGAGAAATGCTTTCTATTTTTAGAGATGATCCAATAGAAGGTCCTTTACAGGAAGCATCGATGGGAGTCTGGACAAAAATATTACAAGAAGAATCTTGAGCAAAAGTACGCTATGCTACGTTCATGGCAGGAACTAGTATTTATAGCGTCTATAGACGTACAGCAAGAGCAGCTGCAAAACAACAAGTAGTTAAAAAAACTTCTAATGTTGATGTAGAAAGAGCTAGAAAAGATTTTGCCTATTTTTGTGATGTTGTAGGGGGAAAACCACCTGCTAAGCATCATCGAGAATGGCATAAGTATTTATGTACTGGTGATGACAGTGTTTGTCTAAGAGGAATAGCCGGACCTAATATTGATATCCTGGCTCCAAGAGGATCTGCAAAATCTACAGTTTTGGGTTTGTATACAGCATGGGCAATAGGTGTTCATGCAACACAAAAATTACCTTTAAAAATTTTATATATTTCTTATACCGTTGATGTAGCTAGACCAAAGAGTGCAGCAATAAAAAGAATAATAGATGAAAGTAAAATCTATAAAGAAATTTTTCCAAAAGTTAAGATTGCTAAGGGAATAAATTCGAATGAATATTGGAGTATAGATTGGAAATTTGCAGGAATAAAATCAACAGGTGAAGAAGAATTTAGTGTTTGTTGTGCAGGATTAAAAGGTGCTGTTACATCAAAAAGATCACATCTTTGCATAATAGATGATGCAATAAAAAGTTCCGATGATATTAAGAATAAAGATATTAGACAAGCAATGGAAGATAACTGGAATGCAGTTATTGTTCCTACGATGTTTGAAGGAGCTAGAGCTATTTGTTTAGGTACAAGATTTCGACATGACGATATACACGCTAGAGCTTTCTTACCATCTAATGGTTGGAAACAAATAGTACAATCTGCAATAACTGTAGATAAAGAAGGAGAGGAAATATCGTATTGGCCTGATATGTGGAGTTTAGATTATTTAAAAGATAGAAGACGTATCGCTCCTGTTGCATTTAGTTTTCAATATCAAAACCAGATTGTACAAACTAGTGAATTATCATTATCTCCAGACTTAATTGTTAAAGGAACTATTGCTACAGATTTTGATGCTTTAGGAGTTGGTGTTGATTTATCTGCTGGAATTAGAGAAAGAAACGATTATACAGTTTTTGTTATGGGTGGAAGAGTGAAAGACAAAATTCATATTATTGATTGTAAGAGAGTAAGAGTTATGGGAAATATAGAAAAATTAGATCTTTTAATGGAAATGATGGAAGAATGGGGAGT